AAGACCTCCTCGCAAAATATCGTGAGCATCAAGACGTGACAACCCGGTAGGTACAACAATTCTATTTGATTTCTTGAAACGTGCCTCGGCGTCGGCAAAGAAATCATGACCGACAGTGTTGGACATTCCCATGCTCACTGCGTTCTTCATGAGTGAAACGACAGATTCGTACTTATCATCTCCAATCAACTCAACAGCCTGCTCAAGAGCCTCCTTGAAAGTTTGACGCTTGCAAAAATCTAACGCCTTATCCTTGACGTATTGAATGTCACCCATATCTGGGTCCATTTTCATACGCTGAAGGTAGTCAACTATCTGTTCCTTCAGTAGCGTGTCATGATCATTTAGCAAGTCATCTCTAACAATCGTAATGAGCAGATTCGGAGTTGGAAATGTGCGATATTTCGTAAAATAAGTAAAATATTTCTCACAGAGGTATGTCAAATATCTGAGTTCGAAAAAGTCCGGTAACATAACCTCGAGCATCTGTGATGCCCATGAATGATCGGTCAATAGACCTTGAAAAACTTTCTCCTGAAAGTGCTTACCGTAAGACTGGAAGTGCGCGACACCCGCCTTCGGCTTGAGAATTACCTGCTCCGACATTCAAAACCTCTTATTTGCTATTGGAAATTAAATTTAACGACATAAAGTACGAATTTACATCGAAATTGACTATTTGATGTTTTTGTAACATTCTCATAAAGTCAAGCTTTTTTGACTTTGGTGGAACTTGCTCTATCTGAAACTTTACTCTATTGATTTGATCTGCTGACAAATTATTCGTTCCGAGATACATGAGCTTCCAGTTTAGTTTTGCACGATCTGAATGGGCAACGATACTTTTGTAAAGTTTTAGTTTCGATGTCTTTGCAAGTTCAGATGCTACTGTAACTATTTCGGCCACCGACAGTTCTTCCTCAGTAGAAAGGGCAGGGAACCTCTTTGCCAAGGTCTTAAAACCTACCCCTTGTGCACCACTAATTCCATCCGAACTGTCGCCACAAAAACATCTTGCAGCACAGAAATTTTTTGCAGAAACCCCAAACTTTTTCACAACATCTTCTGATTTTATTAGCCGCTTCTGCCCTGGTGACCAGATCGTGACATTGTCATTGATCAACTGATAATAATCTTTATCTGATGTTGCAATAACAACTTTCTTATCTTTAAATTCGAACCCAGTCAGGTAACCTATCACGTCATCGGCTTCACAATCAGGAACATAGATCTGGTGTACGGGTCCCATTCGCAAGAAGCCGATCAGCATGTTTATTTGCTGATTTCTATTCCCAACTGTCGACGGAATTTCATCATACCAGCGGTTTAACTTCACAGGACGTCGAGATTGTTTGTAGTTAGGATCAAGTGCTCGCCTTCTGGGGCTCCCACCGCCTTCCCAAGCCACTATGACTTGATTAGGGCTGAACATATCAATCAAGTTTTTCAACCCCCTCAAGAATCCAACCACACCACCTACACTTTCACCGTTCCCACTCGTCGTTGGATTTGCGGCAAAATGCCGCATGAAAACGTTTAAGCCATCAACAATTAGATAATCTGTCATTAGAGCAATCCGAGGTCGCCTTGCAGGTCAAGATCCTGAGCTAGTGCATCAACCTCGGAATATGATTCTGAATCAAAATCAATCTCATCGTCATCACTCATCTTTCTAACCAGTGCGTGTTCGAGAAGGGCATCAACATACTTAGTGTACTCTTGATCTTCCCATACCTCTCCAAAATCAGCCTTGTAGAATTTCTTTAGCAAAATTTCTTCACCGGTAGCCGCATTTGCAACACTCAGAGACTTCCAGGCTCCAGTCCCTTCAATCGATAGTATACGATCACCAACCTCGACCGGACCGTTATCCTTGCAATGCTTTCTTAGGAGATCAAACACCTGTTCATGCTCTACAATTCCCTTTCCAAAGTGAATTTCAAAGTTTACCGTCCTGAATGGAGGTGCAACCTTGTTTTTGATGGTCTTTGCAGAAACATTAATCCCTATTACTTCTTTCGCCTTGTTTTCAATTCTCTGACCGGCACCGAGCTTGATTCTTACTGATGAATGGAACGGGATTGCCTTACCACCTGGTGTCGTTGTAGGATCACCGTACATTACACCGATCTTTGTGCGAATCTGGTTCAGGCAGATAAACAAAACATTCTGGTTTGCGATAATCCCGTTAATCTTCCGCATTCCCTTAGAGATAGCACGAGCCTGCAAGCCAATTGAGTTCTGGTCATAATCTCCAGTCAACTCAGCCTTTGGTGAAGATGCCGCAACCGAATCCCAAATAATTGTAATTGGAACATCTTTCTCCATGGCTCGAGCCTTCATAATCGTAGACTCTGCAATGGACAACACTTCTTCGGTACAGTGTGTATCAACATAGACAAAGCGCTTAGATATATTGACCCCAAGGTGTTTTAGGTTCTCAACACTTGTTGCGTTCTCGGTGTCAATATAGACAACAATTCCACCAAGTTGCTGTGTCGACCTGGCTACCTGGATTGCGATATGCGACTTACCAATTGAAGGCGGACCGAAGATCTCAACAATTCTACTCTCTGGAAGCCCACCGTCAGGACGGTTTGCAATAATGTAATCAAGCTGCTTTGATCCGGTGCTGATCCAGCGGTTTACGTGGGTAGGTGAATCATCGGCTTCAAGGTTATATGCAACCTTGGCTCCATGTTCTTTGTTAAGCTGCTTGATGAGATCACTGGTAAAGTTGTCACTATCTGAATTCTTGTTTTTTGCCATGTTGATATAACTCCCTGTCTTTTAACCTTAACACAATGAGCACTCTTGTACAAAAAAAAGAGGCTGCAATTTGCAGCCTCTTCAAGAGTAAGTCAGTTATTAAACTGGTGCTTACATATCATCAAACTCAGCAGCCAGATCGGCAAAAGCCTCGTCAATATTTCCGGACACCTTCTTTGCAGGAGTCGTTTCAGTCTGCAAGTTTGCAGTACCACGAGTAGACCCAACATCAGAATTCATTGAGTCGTCAGAGCCACCATTTAGCCACGCATTAATGATGCCTTCAAGCTCATCAAAGCTCTTGCAGCTGTACATTGCATCGAGATCAGGAATTGAATCCATCCACTGCTTTGCCTGCTTGGTGTCAGTCGAAAGCTTAGTCTGCTTGCCGCGAGGCATAACCTCGGTGGTAGCCCATTGGCGACCAGGAGCCTTGGTGCAGATGACCTTAATATCACGTCCCTCTGCAGGGTCAGTAATGTCACCATAATCTTCATCAAGCATGATGTTAAGTAGGGACTGATATACCATCTTGCCAAATGCCCAGAGACGAACACCCTTATCTTCTTCGCCGCGGACAATTACCGGAGCATAGACTCGCATCTTAGGGTAGAGCTTCTTTGCAAGCTCATAAGAACTCTTGTTCTCGCTGTCATTGCGAAGCTCATTGATCAGGTTCTGAATTGGATCGGGCTTTCCGAACTGGTGCGGAGCCAGAAGGCCGGGGTTGTTTCCAATATTGTAATAAAACCAGCGCTCCTTAAAAGGCTGGCCATCGTTGTCCTGGAACGAAAGCAGGCGAACAGTAGCCTCTTCACCTTCGGTAGGCCGCCACATCGTGTCACGGCGGGAGTTGGTTCCAGAAAGCTGGTTCAAGCGACGTCGAATCGCATCAAGATCAATTGCCATTTTTAACCTCCAAATGTTTAAATGTGCAAATTTTTAGTGTGGCTTAACACCACTAGTGTAGTGTATTCTACAACGTTCAAATGTTCAATTTTTCTTTTTCTTTTTAACTGGCTTGGCGCCGCCAAAAGCACGACCTGTAATTTCTGCGGCGGATTTTGGCTTCTTCTTCGGTTTGTCAGGGTATGTCAGGCCAGTACCTAATGGCGTAATCGGACCAGAGACCATTGATGACACAGAAGCCTCATCTGATTGCTTTTTCTTCTCTGACGCTCGGTCAGGATTCAGATCAGGTTCTCCTAAAATGTGCTGACGTTTTTTCCCGGCTTCGGCTTGAGCATCAGCTGCTGGTTCAGGTTTCTTTGTAGACTGACCCGTCCTTACTTTCTGCTTGCCCCAAGAATACGGCCGAGGAGAAAAGTACAACAGGACATCATTACCCAATATCTCAATCTGAATATCGTCTACAAACAGAGCTTTTCCGGCTGCTTGAGCCGCTAAAACAGTGTGCTCAAGATACTTGCGAGCGTCTCTGGGCGGAATAATCTGGACTGGTATCCGAATCCCTTTATAACTCGTTTGCTTGTCTTGACGAGGCTGTGGTTCACTAAATACGTTAGTCATAGCCTTGGCTGCATTAGACCCGGCAACTGCTTGCTTTAACAG